ATTTGGTTGACGAATTGTCTGCGCAAGTCTCTGAGCTCGAAGAACAACTCAATAAAACCACTGACGAGAATGTTGCCTTATTTCAATCTGTACAAGAATCACAACGTGCAGATGTTGTAAGAAAATATACCTCTGATTTAGCAGCTACTGAAGCTGAAAAACTTGCTTCTTTAGTCGAAGATGTAGAATTTGGTGATGTTGAAGCTTTCGAAATGAAAGTAAAAACTATCAAAGAATCTTACTTCGTTAAAGAATCAGTTGAATCTACTTCTGAAGTTGAAAAAATTGTTGGAACAGAACAAGCTCTTGTTGAAGGAGTTTCTGATTCAATGGCTCGATACACAGCAGCTCTTAGTAAGAAGTAAAGAGTTGTATTAAAATTTAAATATAAACATTAAGGAGAATACTAAAATGTTTAACGCTGATCAAGCTCTTATGGAAAAATGGGCTCCTGTACTTAACCACGATGGTGTGGCTAGTATTTCAAGTCCTGAGAAAAAAGCAATTACTGCTCGTCTTCTCGAAAACACTGAAGTAGCTCTTCAAGAAGAAGCTGCTGCTCAATCATATCAAGGCCTTTCAGAAACAACTGTAGCTGGTTCTACTAGCTCTTTTAACGTTGCTGATCCTGTCCTTATCTCATTAGTACGTCGTGCAATGCCTAACTTGGTTGCTTACGATATCTGTGGTGTACAACCAATGACTGGTCCTACTGGTCTAATCTTTGCCATGACTGCTCGTCAAGGTAATGCTGGTCGTGCTGCTGATTCATCTGCAATCGATAACACTGATACTGAAGCTTTTCGCTACAATCCTGTTTCTACTCATTTCTCGGGTACAGGTTCTGGTGAAGCTGGTACTCCTGAACTTCAAGGTTCTTTAGGTAGCTCTCTTGAGTTTGATGGTACTGCTACTGCTACTGTTGGTGATACTTACATCATTACAGCTCTAAACAACTCAACTGTTGCTGATTTGAACTCTGTTTCTGAACACAGTCAGCCTTCATGGAAAGTTGGTGATACATTTGTTGCTTCTGCTACTGGTGCTGCTCTTTCTGATCGTAACCCAGGCGCTACTTATAAATTAGTAGTTGCTGCTGCAACATATGCAACTGGTACTGGTGATTCTACTACTAACTTTGAAACTGAAACTCAGTTCCAAGACATGGGTTTCACCATTGAGAAAACTACTGTAACTGCTGTTACTCGTGCTCTTAAAGCTGAGTACACTATGGAGTTGGCTCAAGACCTTAAAGCAGTTCACGGATTGGATGCTGAAACTGAATTAGCAAACATTCTTTCAGCTGAAATCTTAGCTGAAATTAACCGTGAAGTTATTCGTACTATTAATCAAAGCGCGAAACCTGCTTCTACAAGCCCTGCTGCTTCTTCTGGTATTATTGATATGTCAGCTGATGTAGGTGGCGGTCGTTACTTCGCAGAGAAATTCAAAGGTTTAGCTTTCCGTATTGAACAAGAAGCTAACCGAATTGCTCGTGACACTAACCGTGGTAAAGGTAACTTCGTACTTTGTTCATCTGGTGTAGCTTCTGCATTAGGTGCTGCTGGTGCAATTTCTAACTACGCTACTGATGCAGGTGGTTTGAATGTTGATAACGCTGGTAACACTTTTGCTGGTACTTTAGCTTCAGGTATCAAAGTATATGTTGATCCTTATGCTGCTAATGACTACTTTACTGTTGGTTATAAAGGTGCTAACTCATATGACGCAGGTTTATTCTACTGCCCATACGTACCTCTAACTATGGTTAAAGCAGTTGGCGAAAATACTTTCCAACCAAAAATTGGATTTAAAACTCGCTATGGTATGCAAGTTAATCCATTAACAGCTTCTGGTGATCGTGTAAACGAATACTACAGGCTTGCTACTGTGACTAACTTATAATAGTATAAAAGCTATTAAATTAAAAGGGGATCTTCGGATCCTCTTTTTTTTACGTATAAATAAAGATATAACGGAGATAAATTATGCCAGTTACATCTAACAAAAACTTTTTAAGCCCTGTTGGGTTTCAATTAAAAATAGACTATAACAAATATCCTAATTTAGAATATTTTTGTACTGCAGCAAGCTTGCCTGGAATTAGTATGACAGAAGCTCCTGTTCCATTTAAAGGTGCAAATATAGGATTTGTAGGAGATAGAATTAATTTCGAAGATTTGACTGTAAGATTTAATGTTACAGAAAATATGGAAAATTATCTTGAAACATTTAATTGGATGCATGATATAGTAAATGGTAATGATATAACAAATGTTCAATCAGATGCAACTCTTATTATATTAAATTCACATAATAATAAAGCAAAAGAAATACAATTTAAAGATATATTTCCAACTGCTTTATCTGGTTTGCAATTTGATACAAGTGCTACTGATATTGAATATTTAACTGCAGAAGTAACTTTTAAATATACATATTTTGATTGTTTAGGAGAAGGTTATAGAGGAGCTGCAACTGCAGGTACTAGTTCTAGTAGCTCTAGTTATTAGTATATATAAATTATAATATTGATGAGGTAATATATGATTGATTTGAAGTCCATTCTCGAAATGTGGCAAAAAGATTCTGTAATAGATGAAATGCAACTCGACGAATCTTCTCGTGATTCGGCAAAACTACATGGTAAATACTTAGAGCTTATGAGTGTAAATAAGCTTACTTTGAAAAGAAAAGAATCAGAGTTTAAAGTATTACTTAAAAATAAATGGTTACACTATAACGGTAAATTATCAAAAGAAGAAATAGATGAGTTTGGTTGGGATTATGATCCTTTAAATGGATTAACTATACTCAAAGGTGATATGGATAAGTTTTATGATTCTGATCCTATCATACAAGAAGCTCAATCTAAGATTGAATATCTTGAAGAAATAGATAAAACCTTAAAAGAAATATTAGAAAATATTAAGTGGCGACATCAAAACATAAAAAACATAATTGAATGGAGGAAGTTCACAAGTGGCATATAGCGATAAAGTTATAGATCATTATGAAAATCCAAGAAATGTTGGAAAGCTTGATAAAGAAGATGATAGCGTTGGTACTGGAATGGTAGGAGCACCAGCTTGTGGTGACGTTATGCAATTACAAATAAAAGTGAATGAGGAAGGAATAATTGAAGACGCTCGTTTTAAAACTTATGGTTGTGGTTCTGCTATTGCTTCTAGTAGTCTCCTTACAGAGTACGTTAAAGGTAAAAGTCTCGAACATGCCACAACAATCAAAAACAGTGACATCGCAGAAGAGCTTGCACTTCCACCAGTAAAGATACATTGTTCTGTATTAGCTGAGGATGCAATCAAAGCCGCGATCAATGATTATATGAATAAGAATGGACAGAATAACGGTAACGAAGCTTAACCACGTATTTCTTTATATACAAACTGAACCAAGTATTGAGAAAGAATTATCAGATCATTTTTGTTTCTATGTGCCAGGTTATAAGTTTATGCCTGCATATAAAAATCGTATGTGGGACGGTAAGATAAGATTATATGATCTTCGTACTAAACAATTATATACTGGGTTATTTAAATATCTTAAAGAGTTTGCTTCTGCTAGAGATTATGAAGTATTAGTTGAAAGTAATCGTGAATACGGTAGGCCTGATATAACAGAAAATATTGATATACCTGCTTTATTAAATGAATTACATTTAAGTGTAAATGGCGATAAGATTGAAGCTCGTGAATATCAAAAAGAAGCATTACATCATGCTTTATCAAATCAACAATCTTTATTATTATCACCAACAGCATCAGGTAAATCTTTAATTATATACATGGCAATACGTCATTATTTAAGTACATATAATGAAGGTAATATATTGTTAGTTGTACCTACCACTTCTTTAGTGGAACAGATGTATTCAGACTTTGCTGATTATAGTCAATATGATGAATGGAACGTTGATGATAATTGTCATAAGATATATGCAGGTAAAGAAAAGTATAATATAAAAAATCGTGTTGTAATTACGACTTGGCAATCTGTATATAAAGAACGTACACCATGGTTTGAAGACTTTGGTATGGTTATAGGAGATGAAGCTCATAACTTTAAAGCTAAGTCATTAACAGCTATACTAGAAAAATGCCATAATGCAAAATATAGAATAGGTACAACAGGTACCTTAGATGGAACACAAACACATCAGTTAGTACTTGAAGGATTGTTTGGACCAGTATATAAAGTAACAACTACTAAACAATTAATTGACTCAAAGGACTTAGCTGATTTAAATGTATCAGTATTATTATTAAAATATGCTGATGAATATTGTAGAGAAATATCAAAAGCAAAGTATCAACAAGAGTTAGATTTTATTGTAAGACATGAGCCACGTAATAATTTTATATCTAACTTAGCATTAGACCAAGATGGTAATACTCTTATACTATTTCAGTATGTTGATAAACATGGTAAGCCATTACATGATATGCTTAGAAAAAAATTAGAAGATATAAAACGAACTAATCGTAAGTTATTTTATGT